CTGGAAGTTAATACACTGCCTATGTTTGCTGCATTTGATAAAGAAGTAAACGGTGAAATATCCAAGACTTTGCATGATGAACTAATGAAACTGTAGGATTAATAATATGGCAATGTTCAAAGCATTTAAACCTAGTGGAATGGAAAAGATAGCACGGTCTATGGGCTATCAAGGAAACATGCAGGGTTTTCAAGATTACATAGCACAAGACCCTATGCGTCAACAGCAAATGCAGAACTATACTAATCAAGCTATGCAAATGGCTAAAGGTGGTGCAGTACGTAAGATGCGTGAAGGTGGTGTAGCGGCAGGTGGAATAAATCCCCTTACAGGTACAGCAACTACACAAGCTGGCGGGATTATAGGTAACCCATTAACGCAAGCAGCATTAGGTGCTGTTACTCAAGTAGCAGCTAACAGTCCACAGTTTGGACAAATTGCAAAGCAAACAACAGCGGCTTTTGGTGAGGAAGATGGTCAGCAGTTGCCGGAACTACCAGATGGGAAGTTTCTAGCTAAAACAATGGCTGTAGGTGAGGATGACCCTAACCCAAATCCTCCACAAAAGTACCTGACAAGAGCTTTAGGTGAAGATGGTAATCTGCATCTTGCTGTAACCAAAGCTTTAGGTGAGCAACCCGGTGATGGGCCACTATTCAATGCAACAACACAAGCTGTTGGTGAAGAAGATAATCTTGCCCCAGTAACACTGGCTAGAGGAGAAAATATAGCGGAGCCACTACCCAGTCCCGGATTAGGACAGCCTGTAACAATAAACGGTATTACTTATAATTCAGCTACACGTGCAGTAGGAGAAACAACTAGCCCACCACCTCCACCTAATCAACCATTGCAACAGGCATATGTACCAAAACAAGAGTTTAAGCAAGTAGAAAAGCCAAAGATGGATACTAATCAGTTTCTAGCTGATGGCACTACACCTAATCCAAACTATATGAAACCAGTCACAGATGCTGAAGGCAATGTGCTTACAGAAATGACTGCCCCTACAATTGGTGATGTATCTGCACAAATGATGCAGTCACCCGGACTGCCTGAAGGTGCGACCGTAGTTGCGCAAGGTATAAATACTGAAGCAGGTCAGATGATTCCATCTACCAGTGGACAGGTTAGCGGTGCTGTTGCAACGCCTACAGCAATGGCTACAACAACATTTGCACAGGGTCCACAGGAAAGTGAAGCTAACGTTATGCAGGCTGCTACAGCCGCACCAGCGGTCAATACAGCTATCAATGCTACACAGGCAGCACAAGGCAGTGTAGACCCGCAGGCAGAGGTTCTAGCGGCCCAGCAAACAGCTACATCTGTAGGCAATGTCAATGCCGCACAGGGTAATGCTATCCTGATGAATAATCCGACACAGCGTCAGATACAGCAGGGTGAACTTATTAGTGGTGCAGCTAATGCACAGACTGCTGCACAGTTTACTGAACAGGTGCAGGCAGCACAAGCTACACCATCACAGCAAGCTACTGTACAAGGTCAGCTGCAAAACTTGATGACGCAGTTTCAAGGTGGGCAAACACCACCGTGGGCTGCAGGTGCATTACGTAATGTAACATCCGCGATGGCTGCACGTGGGCTAGGTGCATCTAGCCTTGCTGGTCAGGCAATGGTGCAAGCTGCATTAGAAAGTGCATTGCCGGTAGCACAAGCAGACGCAAGTGTGTTTGCACAGTTTGAACAGCAGAACTTGTCAAACAGACAACAACGTTCTATGCTTGCTGCACAGCAACGTGCGCAGTTTATGGGTCAGGAATTTGACCAAGCGTTCCAATCACGTGTAGCTAACGCAGCACGTATTGGTGACATTGCCAATATGAACTTCACTGCTGAACAGCAGGTTGCTTTGGAAAACAGTCGAATTGCTAATAGCATGAACCTTGCTAATCTATCTAATAGGCAAGGAGTTGTAATGGCAGAGGCTGCTGCCTTATCGCAAATGGACATGGCTAATCTGTCTAATCGTCAACAAGCTGCAGTAATGAATGCGCAGAACTTCATGCAGATGGATATGGCTAATTTATCTAATCAGCAGCAGACTGAATTGTTTAATGCCCAGCAAAGAGTACAGGCACTATTTAATGACCAGTCAGCGGTCAACGCAGCACGGCAGTTCAATGCCACTTCACAGAATCAGGTTGACCAGTTCTTCGCTTCCCTTGCTAACAATGTATCACAGTTTAATGCGACACAAGCAAACGCACAGTCGCAATATAACGCAGGTCAACGTAACGTAGTTGAACGCTTTAACGCTGAACTAAATAACCAACGTGACCAGTTCAATGCTACCAATAGACTTGTGATTGACCAAAGCAATGCACAATGGCGTAGACAAGTAGCTACAGTAAACAATGCAACAGTCAATCGTGCTAACGAACTTAATGCTAGTGCAGTACTAGGTGTGTCACAGCAAGCCTATAATAATTTGTGGCAATACTATGGTGACAGTATGGAGTGGGCATGGACATCTGCAGAGAATGAACGTAGTCGTATCGTGAATCTAGCTATTGAACAGCTTCGTGCTGATAGTAGTGCTAATATTCAAGACATGAAGAATGACTATGCTTCTTCTGCCGGATTTGGTAGTTTGATTGGTACATTCTTGACTGCATCATCGAGCAGTATGATAGGTAAGTTGTTTGGATTTTAAGGATATAAAAAATGTTTGATACAGCATATAAAGCATATACTAATTTACGTATTCCCGACACGTCAACCCCTAAAGAAAACGAAACACCTATGAGTGGTTTGTTATCTCGTACACGTCCTACGCCGCAAAAGGCTAAAACAGAAGTAGATGATGAACGTACTCGTGTTGCTAAATATGTAGCACAAATTCGTGCAAAGAGAGAGGCACTAAAGAATGGCTGAAGAAAAAGCACCGTTTCTGGATGGACCTATTCCGGGGCAATCATTAACAGCAGAGTTGGGTAATCGTCCGTGGCAACAGCCCCCGCAGTATGAAACTGTAGAGGATGCACTTGAATATTATATTCCTCGTTTGGTTGACCCACAGATTGCACCACAGTTATTGGACACAATGGAAATGGGTGTGCCTCTGACTACGATTGCCAACGCTATGCAGGTTGGCGGTGTCATGCAGGGCTACCATACTATTGACGTAGGTATTCTTGTAATGCCTGTGCTTATTGAAATGATGGCATATCTTGCAGAACAAGCTGGTGTTGACTACACTATGGGTACAGAAGATAACAGACTTGGTGACAAAGGATATAGTGAAACAACCATTGCAAAAGTTAAGCGTAAGATTGACAAAGAACTTGAAGCTATGGGAATGGAGCCAGAAGATTTGGTACAAGAGCAACAAGCACCTGATGTTGAAGCAGAGGCAATGCCTGAACAGCAGGAGTTGCCACCTGAAGAGCCTACTGGGTTGATGGCAAGGAGAGCATAATGGGATTTAATTTTGGTGCATTTCTAGGTGGTATGTCGCAGACTATTGCCGAAAGAGTTAAAGACCAAGAAGAGCGTGTCAATCTCCTGACTGACAAGGCACTTGACTTGGGTACACAAGTATATCTGCAGAAGAAAAAAGAAGTAGAAGCTGATGCTAAAAAGATTGAACAAGGCATGGCTGCACTTGCTATGACAGGTTTAGATGGGGCTACCCGCTTTCAAATCGCACAAGGCGGTTCAACTGCAGTTACTAATGCACTTAATCAATATAATAAACTTTTGGAGAAAGATAAGACTGCAGACTTTAGCACATTCTATAGTGTCAAGAACTCTGAAGAGTTTAAAGATATGCCTGATTCAGAAATTATTTCATTGTTTGGGCCTATAGCATCCTATGACCCAACTATTGCTCGTCAGTATCTTAAAGGACGTAAGGCTGAAGGCATTGGTGGATTGTTTACTGCTGACCCAACTGAATTGCTTGCAGAGTATGAAGCAAAAGCGGGTGTAACAACAGAAGTGGGGGAGACTAGAGTTGCTCCTGCCTTGTCTGTGAACTACGAGGCTATGCAAGCAGCGTTAGGTAAGGAAGAAAAGATAAGTTTTGACACACAGGCTGAAGCAAAATTGCACTATCAACAAAAAATATTTGATGAACAAGAGAAGGGCGATGATGCTAACCTAATATTGATTGCTGGATATGAGGGAAAGATTGAAGCTATTGATAAGCTGTTTACTAAAGACAGTAAACCAAAAGACTTTGATAGAGATAAGCATCTTCAAAGTCTGGGTAAAGACATATTTAGTTTGCAAACACAAATAAGTGACACTGTATCTACTCCTGAAAGGGTTCGGTTAGAATCGGAATTAGCTAAACTTACAAGCGAAAGAGATTTCTTTAGAAAAGAAAAAGAAGAAGAAGCAGCAATTGGTGCGGCTGAAAAGGAAACGTCACTAGAGAAAATGCTTACAGGCATAGGTGTTAAAATTGTTGAGGCGCAAAATGCAGAAAAACCGCAAAGTGAAATTGATAAACTAATTAAACAAAGAAATTTTATTTTAAAGGAAAGGGATGCGCAAGCTAAAAAAGAAGAGAAAGATACTTTTGGACCTGCTGGTGCATTAAGCTATATAAACTCAACGGCAGGTACAGCGTTTTCAAGTGAAAAATATGCTAAAACTGTAACTCCATTTTCTGAAAGGATGAAGTGGGAGTTTGGCGATGGCAGAGAACAATACCCTAGCTTCTTTACAAAAATGGAAAATGTTGTTGCTCAATTACGAAAAAGCAATGAGTTATATAGAAGTCCTACACTAGAATCTGAAACAAATAAATATATTGCGCTTTCATTTGATGCAGAAATAAGTAACTACATAGAAAAATTTGGAAGTAAGCAAAAGCCAGATGGTTCTTTTCAAGACTATATTAAAGAGTTTCCTAGTTTTGAAGATGCTGCAAAAGCTGCAAGTGAAAAAAGATTACAACCGGGAGATATTATAAGATACAGAACTCCCGATGGACAAATAGGCATTGATGTGTGGACTGGTAAACAGTTTAAATAAAGGATGTAATTATGGAACTTAAACCTTCTGGAAGAGTTATAGGTCCAGATGTTGATGCAGCTTTATCTACAGGTGCTATTGTAAGCAGCACTCGTGATGAAGTAGTTATACCGACATCCAATGGATTCACTTCATCTGGTCGTATTGCTAGAGAGGATGGGTCTGTTACTACAGTACAGTCTATTACTGAACAAAAAAATAAAGAAGAACAGAAATCTCGTGATGAATTACTTGCCTCTATCCAAGATAAAAAAGAACGTCAAGCGCAAGGGGATGTAGTCGCTTACACTGATGCTGAAGAACAGCTTATGTCAAGTCTAGCTGCTCCTACAGAAATTGATTGGAAAGCAGCGGATGCAGAACTAGAAGAGTACTCCCCCGGAGAACGCGGCAAAGAAATCATGAGACAGTTTGTGGGAGGTAGTCTGCCTACAGATGACCCTGCTCTTAGCTTAAGGTCAATTGCTCGTGACCCAGACAGCAGACTTGCAAAGACAATGCAAGAGTATGCACAGACTGGTAATACACTATCTTCAGCTGCGCAATCTGCAGGAAAGACTAAAGAAGAATATTATTCTGAAGAAGTATTTCCCGGAATGGAAGATGGTGTAATGAAATCATTCTTCCAATATGCTGGGAAAGCAGGTCTTGGAGAAGAAGCCTTTGATAGTATAGTTGCCATTGGCAAAGGTATGGATTATACAGGTGCAGCATACACAGATGCGCTAGAACTCTTCTTTTCAAATATGCAAGAACAGTCTCCGTCTTTCTATAATGGATTCATGCAATTTGCTAAAGGTGCAAAAATGAGTCCAAAAAATGCTGCAGAAAGTTTAGCAAGAGAGACTGGTAACTTTATTACATATCTTGAAACACTGCCCGTTGCTGGTCCTATCGTAACGGGGTTAACTACTCCTATGGCTATTGCTGGTGTGTCACGTAAACAAGCAAAAGAACTAGCCCAAAACGCTAAAGCAAGTGCAGTAGAAGCTGCAAAAAAGTTTCAGTCAATTGAAACAGTTCGTGCTGCCGAAAAAGTAACACGAGAAGCCAAACGCGAAGCTGCTAAATCTGCTGCTACAGCAAACGCTAATATACAAGAGCAATTGATTAAAGAGTTTGAGCAAGAACTTGGCGCACGTAGTAGATTAAACATTGATAAAGTGCTGGATGAAAATCTTCTTATATCAAATTTAAAAGACGGCAAGCTAACATTAGACCCAATTAAATACAGAGCAGCAGCAAAACAGTTACTAACTGAACGCGGTGGTACACCAGAAGCAAGTCAAAATTTCTTGTTAAATATGCTTCAACCTAAGACAGAACTTTCTGGAGTTAAGGGTGATATACCTGATTTTGTAATCAATCCAGAAACAGGTGGACTTGATATTGGTATTATAAGAGCAGAAAACTTTGAACCTCTTACTGCTGTTGCGAGTGAGTTGATGAAGAAAAAGGGATTGAAGTTTGACCCAAAATCTGGCAAACGGCTTATAGATGTTATCTTTGAGTTGTCTGTAGATAAAGAGATTATGCCAGAAGGGGAACTGCTTGGTCTACTAAACAAATATGACCTGTCGTTTGAAGAGTATGCTACAATGATGGTAGGCTCTGCGTCTGAAGCTGGTAAAGTTTTGAATAAGCTATCACAAATAACTCGCCGCGTTAAATCTAAGAGTGAACTTAATGACCTAAAAGAAGCACAAATGCTCGATATGCAGAGTGGCTTTTTCAAAACATTTAGACGTGTTGAAGATATTCGCCGTGGCTTATTAGTGTCACAAGTAGCTACAGCTATGCGTAACCTATCTTCGGCTGGTGTACGTGCGCCACTTGAAGGCTTACAGAATGTGTTTGACACTGCACTTTATAACTACAGCAAGGATGGCCTAGTATCTGGTGTAAAAAGTTTAGCTGATGTTAAAGGTAACTGGAATGATAGCTTCAGACACATGAAGTATATATTTGACCCGCGTAACTACAATGATGTTAAAGAATATACAGACTATATTCTTGATAGGCCAGAGTTATCTAATCAATTTGACAGAATGTTTAATAATCTCAATGAGATTAGAAAAGCTAAAGGTGCTGGCACTGGAACCATAGGAGACAAGGCTCTTTCTCTTGCTGAAAAAGGTGTAGATGTATTAAACTTACCAAATAGATGGCAAGAAAATCTTATTCGCCGCGCTAGTTTTACAGCTGAACTTGAACGTCTTGTTAAAAGAGAATATGGTGTAGAACTAACAGACGTTATCAATGAAGGTAAGTTAGGAGATTTATTAAACGACTCACCTGAATTTGTTACTGAAGGTAAAGCATCTTTTAAAAAGTTAACGTCAGATGCGGTCGATAGGGCATTAGATATTACATACGCAAAGCAACCTGAATTGTCTGTTTTTCGTGAGGCAACATCATTCATAACAAGAAATGGATTGACTACAGTTGCTCCATTCCCACGTTTCATGTTTAATAGTATGGAACTGGCAGGAGAATATGGTGCAGGTGCGTTTGCTCCTGTCCTTAATCGTGCTTATAATGCAGTCAGAAATAAAACAAACTTTGGTCCAATTACACCTGACGAACTTAAGAAGCTAAAGGGTGTAAGCGACAGTTTAAATGAAACCGAACTTTCTTTGTTAAAGAAAAAACCTGATACTCTTACAGGCGCAGAAAAGAAAGTATTAAAGAAAACATATAATAGACTTGCTTCAGAAGCTGTTGGTGAATTTACTGCTGCGGAAAGACGCATGATGTCTCGTAATGTTATTGGGGTTACAGTTATTCTACCTGCAGCAATGATGTATCGACAGAGTGACGAAGCACCTTCCGACTATAAAATGTTGCGTAAAGATGATGGAACAGTACTAGATACTTCAGCCCAGTCTCCTATTTTACGTCAGGCTTTATGGATTGCCGAATATTCGAAGCGAAAGAATAATGGAACGCTGGATAAATGGCTTGGAGATGCTGGGTACAAAGAAGGATTAGAATCTTTCATAGGTACTAATATAAGAACAGGGGCTGGTGGAGTAGTATTTAAGGATATATCTGATATATTTGCAGAATCAAACGCCCTTTCGGGTGAAAAGTCCGGCAAATATTTTGGTGAAGCATTTGGTGAATACTTTAGCACATATCTTACACCTATAAATCAGGTTATTGAAACTCAACGTGCCTTTGAATTTAGGCCAGATGAGTTCCTTGACCTTCGTAAAGAACCAATCTTTGAACCCGATACTACATCTACATTCAAATCTTCATTTGGTAAAGCATTTAGTGGGGTGTTTGAACGTAGGTCTATGACTACATTATTTACACCTTCTGAAGAACTAAATGCAGCAAGAAGAGAATCCCTGTTCCAAGAAGGTGACGTTGAAGAACGTGTTATGCCTCTTCTAAAAGTATTTACTGGTCTGTCTCTTAAAGAAGACGTTAGTAAAACTGGCAAATTTCTTATGGATTTAGGTTTTGCAGATTATAAAATCCGTAGTCGCAGTATCTCACCGGGATTTCAACGATACGAAACAAAAGTTTTGCGTGAATTTTTGCCATCTGTTGTAGAGAATGTGCAAAGCAAAGAACTTGTAGATACCTTTAAAGAAATGGCAAAGACAGATAAACTTCCGGGGCAATCTGTAGACGACTTTGTACGCATCCAACAGACAAATATTATTGAAGGTGAATTAGCAGAGTTTAAAAGCAAAATAGAAAAGGTTATTGTAGCAGAACCCGGACGTAAAACAGATTTAGCACGAAGTGATTTGACTACAAAAGATGGTAAACCAATTGATATAGAATTAACAGAATATCTGCAAGCACAACAACAATTTAGAAGGCTGAAGCCTAGCGCAAGAAGGGCTGCGTATTCTGCTTTACCATATCTAATAACTAAATTTGGTGATGATGTAGGGCTTGGTGAAGATGAAAGAGAACCAACCATGTCTAACGTAAAGCATATACGAATGATGATACAATATGCTAAACTGAAACCGGGTAGTTAACACAAAAAGGGGGCAATTAAGCCCCCTCTTTTTATATGCAGTCGCATATGTCGTTAGCTAACAAGTATCACAAACGGTGTATACCTAACGATTATCCCCAGAACCTTGAAGCATACCCCTAGCTTTCCTGTCTGCAAGTTTTTCAATGTTGTCTTCCATAACTTTACCAAGGTTAACTCCTAACTCTTGTGCCAGTACAGCAATGTACCAACAGACATCACCAAGTTCTTTAGTAATCTCTGCACGTTTAGCAGGGTTATCCCCATCACGTATCAGCTTCTTTGCCTTGTTAGCAATCTCACCTGCTTCACCCGCCAGTCCTAACGTCAAGTACGCTAGGGCTGTTTCTTTTGGGAAGATAGCTGTCTCACAAGCCTTCTGTTGATACAATGCTGCTGTAATGCCACTCATTTGTTTCTCCTTCATCCACTGTTTAGCTTCTGCCTCTAAATCCATTGCGTTTCTCTTCTTTTAAATCATATGCCATAGGCTTTCCAAAGTACGCATCGTTCCAACCACGTTGCCACTCTTTTGCAGGGGTTGTGTTTGGCTTCAGCTTATTAGCTACTACAAACCAGTAGCCGTTTTTACTTTGCTCTACATTAGAGAATGACTTGTAACCGTTTTCGTAATGGTCGTGCAAACTAAACTGATTGTTCTGTTTCATCTTGCTTCTCCTTAAATGCTTTGATTACATCTGATGAAAACAGCTTCTGCAAGTTTAATAGGTACATGCGTGAAGCATTGTTATCACCCCCTGATACTGACTTCTTGTAGTCAAGATTATTTATGATGCGCTTTAAACTCTTTGTATCAAACACAATGGTTGCAAAGATGTCCTCGCCAATACACAGATTATGAAACCAATAATCTGATTCAGTGGCTGCTATGCCACTTGGCTTACCATATGATTCGTACTCAATGCAGATGTTTCCAGTACGCTGCCATATATCACGCTCACTTTTAACCTCAATCTTTTTATCCTGAAGCATGTCAGCTACAACTTGTTCACGTACCTGACCATACTCCAAGTCAATGTCAAACTTCTTACGATTCTCTAAACTAGGCTGTAGCTGCTGCATCTTCTGCTTCCTCATCTTGTGATTGGACAGAACTAATAAGCATCTTTGTGAAGGCATCTTGTGCCGCACGTAACTGGTCAATACCAAACTGTGCTTGAGCAACCTTCGTATTCAAATCACGAATCTGATTCACTAGATACTGTTCATTGTTTTCTAGTTCATCATAGTCGTACTCTTTACCATCAATAGTAATCATTTGTTTTTCGTCATTCATTTTCATTCTCCTTTTCTTTCTGTTTTAATTTCTGCCACTCCTCATAGCTAGGGTGGCTACGTGGGGGATTGAACTGTATCCAACCATCCCCACGCTTCCATGCTAACTTACCACTATGCTGCTTCGATGTCAACTATTTCACATACACCTGCAGTGCAGGCTAACTCACGCCCACCTGAAGTTGTATCCTCTTTCTCAAACTCTTGCAACAGTGACCAGTCTACATTCTTTGGCATCTTTGTCAACAACTCTTTGTACTGTTCAGCATCAATATCCTGATAAGGTGCTTGCTTGTATGTGTGGTCATCATGTGGCAAGAAGCTAATGCCAGATACTTCATCAAAGTTCTTGTAGACCCAAGTGCCTACCTCAAACCACTCATGCTCCTTAACAGAGATAGTGACTGAAGGTTTGTGTTCACACCAATGACGCTGATAGGTAAGCCACAGTTCAAGCTGCTCTACGGCTGTCATATCTGTGCGTGTCACTGCACCCTTTGGTGACTTCATTGGGAAGCTAAACACGGTAGTGCTATCTGGCTTCATTACATCTGGCTCACTAGGAATGCCTTGTGATATAAGGAACTGTGTGAGTGGGTCTTTGTTATCACCACGAACAGTGCGAATGTAATATGGATTGTGTCTAGCATGAATGCCACTGGCTGCATCAGTAAGCTGTGATACTGTACCACTAGGCTTAACACAGGTGACAGCGGTAGACTGTGGAATGCCAATCTGTTTAGCCATAGCTTTGTTGGCTTCAACAGCAGTAGCACGTAACAACTCAAGTGCAGTCTCTAGCTTACCACCAGTGGTAGATGTTAGTTTATTATCCATAATACCTGTCAGTGAGACACCAAGCAAACGCTCATCTTCTGTGTTAGTCTTCCAAATCTTGCGTAGATATTTAAAGTCTGTCAGTGTTGCTTGAAATGTTCCAAGGATTGTAGCAAGGCGAACCTTTTCACGTAGTGTTTCTACTGTATCTGATTCACGCACGACTACCTCTGACAAGTTACAAAACTGATAAGGACGTAGAATAATCTCTGAACAAGGATTGCAACCAAACTCATAGTTAGTATCCCGCCTACCATTCTTTGCTGCTTGTTCCTTTGAACTAGCACGGTTAAAGATACCACGCTCACCTGACTTACTTTCGTATAAGGCAAGCCACTCACGCATGAATGTACCCATATGTGGTTTCGCGTGATACGCTACAGAGTTATTAGCAAGCCCACGTTGTGCTTCCATTTCCCACCACTTGCCTGCTTTAGCATGACGCATCTGGTCATCACTAAGATTAGACAAACTGATAAGTGCGCTACGGCGTACACCGCCTACGACCACAACCTCACCAATCTTACACATGATGTCATGACATTCGATTGGGTATAGCCTACGTCCAGCAGCACCCTTGAACTTCTGAATACAAAACTCAAATAGTTCAATGAGTGGCTGTGGACCTGATGCACGACCACCAAAAGTCTTTAGCCGTGCGCCAGCAGGACGTACTTCGCTGACATCGAACTTGGGAACTTGTCCTGTATACAACATAGCAATCAATTCCTTCAGTGACTTTGCCCATCCGGGGCGACTATCACCTACCTTAATTATTGTGTCTGTATCATGGAAGTCTTCATTTACTTGCGGTAGCTTATCCACATTATTGCGCTCTACAGAGAAGCCTACACCTGTACCACACATAAGTATATACATAGTCTCATCGAAGGCACGTGGGCTATCAACAGGAACATAAGAACAGTTGTACCCACCTACATGGCAGCGGTCTAGTGCTGGTCCAGCAGTCATTAACGCCCTCATAGAAGGCATGACAGCTTGTGTAAGCACAGCCTCTTCCAATTCACCGCGTAATGAATCCGATAGTTTATAGTCATGCTTATCTGCTAGATGTTTAGTTATATAATCAAAGTATCTAGCTACAGTTTCGCTCCATGTTTCTCTTCTTTGTTCGTCTTCTTTCCATCGTGCATAACGTGAAAGTGCTATAAAGTTTTGGTAGTCTGTTGGTAATTGATTGCTTATCATATTGTTCACTCCGTTATTGTTCTAATGTTTCTGATAACAGCACCCTCTACATCGTAGAAATATTCATTAATGCCATCTTCTAATTCCTCACCGACTCTACCATCGGCAGGCACTGGGTATTCTTCTTCGTCTATGTCAAGCGTAATGAACATCTTAACTCTTATCATTAGCCATTACCTCTTCAATCAACTTATCTAAATACCACTGCGCTTTCTTTAAGTCCTCAAGTGGTTTGTCTTTGTAATCAAAACGCCAAAGGTATTTCATAATGTTACCTTGTAGGTAATACTTGAACCCATCACCAGTCGCAGCGGCAATTGCTTGAATACATTCAATGCCTGTCTGATTATAATGAGGTGGGCTATTGACCATATCAACAGCATTTTCTGCAGGCCACATCTGTTTTGAGTCTGATTGTGACATAGCTTGTTTCATAAATGTTTCGTGTCTCATGCCCTTCCTTTCGTCCTTGTTCCAAAGTTTAACCGTACAACATTACCATCTTCTTGAGTAGTTACAACAGGTTCTTCCGTAATGGATTCAAGTATATTGTCAATCTCTTCCATTACATATGTATGTACAAAGTTACGCATGTCGTCATTAATTTCCATTAACGGTACTGTAGCACACATCATCTTGGTGAAGTGCATTAACTGACTGTAGCTTTCATCATCTAGATTGTTGTCTGCACTTGTGATAATAGCAACATCAACCTCTCCTGTCCACTCACTATCTATTACAGTTGGCCTTACGCGAACTACGAAATCATCTTCCCTTAACTCCAAGAAACTATCGTCCATTTGCTATCTCCTTTTCACTTTGTTACCACTGAACTTAATAAACTTTGGATGTTTATTCCTGCCCTTTTCTCTAAGCCAGTCTTCAGGAATGATGCGGTCATAATACCTAAAGCCATATCGTATACACCATTCACTATACGATGACTTTGCTCCCTTACGAAGTTTACGCCTACTGTTTTCAAATACAAACCGTATGTCAAGATTTGGATGTTGCTTCTTGATAGCAAGATGCTTACGTCTATCTGCTGCCGTGAACATACCTTTTGTTTCTATTATGATACCATTAGACAGCACGAAGTCTGGTGTGTAGGTTCTGTACGCTAGGTCTTCCCACTCAATCTTAACCTCTTCATATAAGAAGTCTTCTTTTAGTTCTTTGAGATAGTCAGATACCTTGAGTTCCAGACCGCTACGATAGCCATACTTTCGTGCCGCCCTAAATTGTTTTGCGTTAGGCATCTACTTGTACTTTTCATCCATTGAAATGTACGATACCATCTTGGGTTCTTTAGCTTGTGACATCACGGCAGGATGTTCTTTAAGCGTAGGCCAACATGAAAAGCGATAAGCACAGAAGATGCAGTTCTCATTCAAGACTGTGTTACCTGTAGGCTTGCCTCTAAATGTTTCAGGAACAGGCTCAAAGCAACGCTCAAACTTATTGTCTGTAACCTTCTGTACAGTATCTTTGATATGGGACATCTCTGTATCAATGTCAAGACCTGTAGCTGGTACATATTTAAATTGACCATTGGCTTTGTTGACTACCCACCAGCCACCAGCACGTTTGCCTGATGCTTTAGCATAACCAGCAAGCTGTGCAACATAACCAAAGGAATCATGTGCCGCTAATTTATCATATGATTCAAACTTGTTTTGATATGACCAATTAGAGGCTGACTTAACATCATCAACAGCACCGTCAATAACAATATCATATGTACCATTGATGGATGTATCGTCATCAATCTCAAGCGTAACCTGTTCAGCATCTTCATATTGTACTCCTGCCTCTGTTAATAGACCTTTGAAAACAGCTTCAACAATGTCTCCAAGCATCATGTTCATTACGAATGTGGTTGGTAAGGGCAATGCTTTCTCTGGTTCATTCTTATCAAACCAAAGCTGACAGCTTGGCCTTCCTATGTTAGACATACGAAGACGAAACTCACCACGCTGATTGCCCCCACCAAACTGGCGTTGTACTGCATCCATTACATCTTGACCAATCTGCTTAATAGTTTTGTCCGACATTGTGGACTTACCATTAGCAGCGTTCTCCATGTATTGATGCAACGCCAGTTCAGCAGGATGGTTCATTATGCTACTTCCACTTCTTCCTCATCAAAGTCAATGACACCATCAACGATAGCCTCATCATCCTCATCGTCATAAGCATTAGCTTTATCTGACCATGCTTTGATTATGTACTCGTTGTAGTTCTGTACCCACTGCATAAAGTCAGCAAACATGTTTTGTTCTGTGTCTGTTAGTTCCAAAGTTTTTGACACATCAAGTGACACTACGGGCAAATAGAACACTGCTCCCGTAGGAATCTTACGTTCCTCTGTATTCGCAGTAATCAAATGCTGTACAGGAAGACGTTGCATCTTTGCGAGTTTAGTAAAGGCAGTGCCTACATTCTTAAAGGCATCACGATTATCAATCTCCCAAATGAATGGCATCTCATCTACACTCACAGAGTTACCACTTGAGTCAGTAGCATTGACCAGTTCAACTGTGCCAAGCACCACACGTACTCGCTTAATCTGCTTGATGAGTTCTTGTGTCTTCTCTGGTAGTGCTTTAAAGTCTTGAATGTAACCAGCAGGTTTACCACAGTTAAAGCCGCCATCATTATCTTTCAAGTCAATGTTCAGATTGTCAGCCATGACAGTCTTTACGTACCGATTAGGACTATCACCCATACCCCGAATGAAACGCTTGTACATAAAGCGTTGCAGGAATGGACGAATCTTCACAGAATCTGCATAGTATGTGGGGCCATCTGGTACTTCCAGTTTATATGTACCACCACTCACAACTTCCATGTTCACCTTCTTGCCGTTGACATCAGCCTCACCCATTACAGGTGAATGATTGATGCGCAGACGAGCGAGAGTGCTTGCTTGCTTACGCTGACTTGCACCCTCGTTGGCAATACCCATAGCTTTCGCCATTGCTGCATAGTTGTTAGTATCAATAGTTGTTAATTCCATATTTTATACTCCTTCTTTTGAGTTAGAAAATCATAGTTATATCACGACACATCTTTTGTGTCAAGCCAGTTTGGACCAATTTTTGCCTCAAGTTCTAGTGGTACATTAAACACTATACCCCAACGCATTGTAATCAAACTAGGCAGTACTTTATTTGTATCCTGAATTATTTCAACACATCTCCTTTCTTCATCAGGATGAACGTCAATTACAATTGAATCATGTACAGTGTTTACCACACAAGATTGCATACCGTCAAGTAATTTATCAATGTGTAATAATGCAAGAGGCACAATGTCTGCTGTAGCAAACGACTGTACAGGATAGTTTTTTATCTGTGTAAAGTGCGATACTCTACCTCGTGAGTTACGCTGCACATTAGGAAAGGCAAACTGCCTACCTGATGGCGTTGTAATCATGCCTGTGTTTATAGCTTCTTTAGCCAGTCGGGAATGCCAAGAGGCAACTCCCCCATACTTCTCTGTAAAGTGTTCGTAGTACGCTGCTTCTGCTTTCGTTCTTCCGAATCCTGTTGCTCCATAGAGGGGCGCGAATGTATGCGCTTTCGCATCCTGTCTATTCGTAGGCTGACCAGCATCGGTAATAACTTTAGCGGTATATGAGTGTACATCAAACCCAGTAGATACTTCTTCAATAGCAACTCCATCTTGTGATAAATAAGCAGCCGCACGAAACTCTAGCTGTGCAAAGTCTGCTTCCATAATCTTGCCACCTTCAAACCGGGATACAAACACTTTCTTTACAGGGAATGTACCGCCGCGTGGCATGTTCTGCATGTTAGGGTCAGCACCGCTGAACCTACCTGTTGCAGTACGATGTTGAAGCAAGCGCACATGCAGCTTGCCATCAGTCTTTGTGTGTAGGTCAATGCCTTCCACGAATGAAGATAAGTATGTATCAACGGCAGATAGTCTGCGCACCTTTGACAAAAAGTCAACAGCATCATGCATGTCTTTTGACTTGGCGACAGACTCAAGTACCTCAAGATTACCTTTACTTGTGGTAAAGCCATTAGCACTTGCCCACTTTGGTGATGGTGGACGAAACTTTAACCCCGCCACAGCCATAGTATCAGTAAGATTGTAACCATTCCCATCACAATTCTTACATCTGTTTGTGTTAGCAAAAGGTGTTCCATCTTTCTTTACCTTTCTTACTTGTCCACTACCATTACATTCATCACATTGTTTTGCTTCAGTCTTATACATACGCTTTGTACCACCAGCAATCAAGCTACGAAAGTCAGCGTCATCCATGTAGGGGTCAATGGCATTGCCCCAATATGTTTTATCCATGACCTTACGGCTATAAATAACCCAAGACAATTGCTCTGGACTATTAAGATTGATAGGCGTATCACCCATCAACTCATGCACATGCTTTTGTAAGTCAATCTCTAGCTGTTTCTTCTCTGCCTCAAACTCTCTACGCACTTCATCCAGCTTGCTACGGTCTACGGTAAATCCTCGCTGATATATATGAGCAAGGCACACAGCAACCTGATTAGTCAAGGTTACAGTGTCTAACAGACTAGCATCTGCTGGTGTATTCAAACGATACCACAACTTGTCAGACAGTTGTTGTGTAGCATGAAGGTCAGCAGATAGATACTCACACAACTCGTTGTATGGTATGTCTCGTGTACTGTAGCCCTGCTTGAAGTACTCCTTGAGGGTGTCCTGCTTCTTCGTATCTAACTCATAGCGTTCTGCACAAGCCTCTAGCGATAGAGGTTCCTTCAGTCCACGCTGCAAGACATACTCAACAAGCATAGTATCAAACACTGCACCATCATACTTGAAGCCTGACTCCCATAGCCATAGCAAATCATGTGCCACGTTGTGACAGATGAGTACAGTAGCTTGGTCAAGATACCACTGCACACGCTCATGGTAGTCAGGTTGACTAGGAACATCAGCATGGTCAAAAGGGAAGTGCTGTTCATGTCCTTGGTCAGTCAGTACGCCTACCATAGTCAATGAGTTGTTAGGCTCAAAGGGGTCTAGGTGTAGCTTACCACCACGCTTGGTGACTGTGTTCTCTACATCAAGTGTTAGTTTCATATCATCTCCTATGCGTAATTGTTTGTTGAGTAATACTTGTACTCACTGTTTGTTTTGTTTGCCCTGTTGCGTATATTTGACATGTTCTCTGACATAGATACCCAACGAAGATTATCTACAGCGTAGTCTAGCTTATCTTCATTGATGTGGTCAACATTATATTTATCAACAGGTGTTGGGTTGTGTATGAAAGCCATTGCACATATCCTGTGCAGGTAAATTGGTTTAGTAAACCTTCCATTGTTTAAGGAAACAGCGGGATAAACAGCCCTACTAAATGTCGGTTGCAGTACTTTGCCTGTGCTAACATTCAAGATGAATGGGAAGTCAGAACGGCCTGAATACATAGGAAGTGAATGCGTACCACCTGTTCGATATACTCTGTACTTACCTTCTGGTATAGAGGCAAGGAAGGCAGAGGATGTAGTCAAATCCTGTCTTCGTCTGCCTTTATCTCCAAAGTAAATAGGCGCATCCTTAATGTCAAGGAACTCAATATCTGTGTCAATTGCTTCATCAAATAAATGTAATTGCATCATCCTTCATACCTCGCTGTCTGATAATTAAGTTCACAGTTTACCATACCATGCCAACCATTCAACTTGTTCTTTACGATATTAATATGACGCAGTGGGCTTTCTTCTTCCTGCCCTTCAACAGATGGTGACTTACCAATCAGTATCATGAGGTCAGCTTCAGCAGCCTTACCTGTGCGACTACCTTCCATCATGCTCTGATTCAACTGCGCCCGACCCTCTGCCTCTGCAGACAACTGTGACATATAAAACACGGCACAATCATATGTCTTGGCAATCTGTCTTGCGTAGATGGCACAAGCCTTGAGTGCCTCATCATTACGAGCAAAGGAACCAGATACACCAAACTTATCACCCATGTCAAGCACAAGCACATCAGGCTTGTATGACTTGCACACGGACTCTACCCATGCCATGTCACGCCCACCTGCCTCTTTAATCTTAATGTTCTGCATGACAGGTGCATACAGTGCCTGTGCCTTACTCATGTTATCCCTAACCTCACGTGCTGTCATGCCTGCAGCAGCAGTAAGATACCTTGCACCAACACGGTGAGTAGGTTCTTCGTTACACAGGATAATGCACTTCGCACCTTGATGCGCAAACCCATTCGGGCCAGCGATTAGAGAGGCGTGGAAGGATGTCTTGCCTGTGTTTGGTCTAGCACCTACCTCAATCAACTGACCGCCACTCACGCCCTCTACTTTGCGGCATACACTAGGGATGTTGAATGTCCAACGTGCTTCCAGTTCAGCTTTTGCCATGAGTGTTTCAATAGTGATGTCATCCCATTCGATATTTAAGTTGGGAATGAAGTCATCTCCATAGTTCTCTAGCAAATTACGAAGTGTCTCAAGTGTATTGGCATCACCATTTACCATGTCAAAGCCAATGTTAGCTACGTCCTCACCAATCACCTGACGAAATAGCTTGGACAATACCTCTTGTGAGATGTCATGTCCCATTGTGCTTTCGTTCTTTATGGTAGAGAACAGAGAAGCATATGCCTGCTTCTGTGCGGTAGTCAGCGTAGGATTATCAGACATGAACAGTGCTTCTATTTCATCTGGTGACACAGTGCGATTGTATCTATCCATAGCTGCATCAATAGTCTTCTTAATCTTACGCACATCTTTACTGAATAGTCTGTCTGGACATTTAGCACCACGATGGTCATCGTAGAATGTCTTATCCATGAGACTGCGTATAAGTGATAATTCCATTACATAATCTCCTTGTTGGTTAAAGATGCCAGTGCATCCATGTCATCGGGGTGACGATACTTTATATCATCAGTCAGTCGTAGTACACGTACATCGGAAACATGTCCACGTAATTCTTTCGCAATCGCAAGTGTCTTTGGTAAAGCATCGGGGTCTAATGCGATTACTGCTGTTGAGAACTGTGAGAGATACCTCTTGTGTGAATCAAGCATTGATGTCCCCAACATGGCTACCCCTACAAGCCGAACATCACTGCCTACAACTGCAGCACTCACACAGTCCTCAACAACTACTGCGACATTACCATAGCCATAAGCATATGGCAAGCCACTTTTTCCATATCGTTTCCATTTAGGCAGTCGCTTGCCTAATGAACGTCCTGTAGCATCAACAGTCTTACCTTCATGCATAACAGGAAATACAATGCGGTCTTCCTTCACATCATATAACACACCTAGTTCATTCTCGTCAATATCCCATTCAGCACAAAACTTAATTACTGCTCGTTTGTTTCTGTGTGGCACAACATAACTAGGTAATTCAAATGTGTTGGTAGCAAACTCTTCTGCGCCAGCAAAGCCATTGCGAATATCATCTACAGATAGATGCACACGAGTACCACCACTGACGGTGCAGGAAGCCTTGTAACAATTCCACACAAGACTACCCATGTTATTGGTCACTGTGAATGTATTATATCCATTACACACAGGACACGTCATACGCTTTGTATGACCATTAGGTAAATCTAATTCACTTACAATGTTATATATATTATTCATGTATATATCACTCTCCTTGTCGGCACTTGTATGTGCTTATATCATGCCGTTGACGCTCCG